ATCCTTTCTTACGCTGAAAATCCTAAAGTAAATCAAGGCTGGATGAAGGCTGATAAACCTTGGCAATTCTTAGCAGCTTGCTTTGAACTTAAGAAATTTAGACACTGGCAAAATTCTTTCTTTGATACTTATGTTAATACTAACGAAATTGAAACAAAACTTGAAGAGATTGGTGTCGAACCCTACGACTATGAATCTCACCTCGAGTGCTATATTGACGGTAGTAATAATGGCAGTCAACATCTCAGTGCTCTTACTAAAGATGAGATTACTGCACCTCATGTTAATTTGGTTCCTCTTAATTTACCTGGTGATCTTTATAAATATGTCGGCGATCACGTCTGGGAGCACTTGTCTAAAGTGGTTGAAGGATACACTAAGCATCAAATAAAGTCATGTGAAACATTCATTGACAATTTGATTGAGCTTAAGAAACAAATTCATACAGCTGAGCCTAGGAGTGATCGTAGGAAACAGTTGATTGATGATGTTAGAAAGTTTAAGGATACTTATACTGATATTGCAAACGTAGCTGCACCAATTTATTGGTTGCGTGTTAAAGATGCAAAACATAAGCGTAAGGTTGTTAAGCGTAATGTCATGACACTGCCTTATGGTGGTACTGCATATGGTCTAGGTCAACAACAAATTGATGATGCTAAGAAGCATGGTATTGAATTGCTGTTGCATATGGAGCATAAATGGGGTGCTTATCTTGGTAGAGAAATCTTTGAAGACTGTCGTGTATCTCTTGAGCGTCCAATGCGATTGTTATCTGTATTTGAAGCAGCTGGTAAGAAAGCTGAAGTAGAAAGTAGATTTCTATCTTGGACAGTTCCTGTAACTAACTTTCCTGTAGTTCAAAACTATACAGAAGGTAAGGTTAAAAAGATATGGGTTCAATATGGCCCACCATTAACTAAGGTAAGTACAGGTTATTATGCTAACACATTACAACTTGCTATTTGCTTTATTGAAGATGTGATACCTTCTAAAGGTAAACAATCACAGGGTGCTAGTCCTAATGCTATTCATAGCTTAGATGCTGCACATTTAGCTTTGACTGTACATCGTGCTGAGTTTCCAATTACAACAATTCACGATTCGTTCGGATGTTTGTTGGCTGATATGCCACGACTGTTCACAATGATTCGTGAAACATTTGTTGAATTGTACTCATCAAACCCTCTTGAATCACTTATGAAAGATATTGAAGGAGATATTAGTAATGTCGAATTAGGTAATCTGGATATTAATCTTGTGCTTGAATCTGAATATTGTTTTGCATAAAGGAAATTAAAATGAAAGTCTTTAAGAATTTAAAAGAATTAGCCACAGCTCCTGTTGAGATGCTTGAAGAACACAAGAATATTGTGTTTGAAGAAGATCTTGGCGGTGAGTTTATGATGATCTTTGGTGGTGATTGGCATCTGATTGAAACCAAAGAAGACTTAGAAAATATCGCTGAAGGTCCATACGATATTGTCGAGTGGAAGAATGAATTGCTAATGCTTGTCACGATTAATAATAATAGTGGTGGTCCTGCATATTTCATCCCTCGTGATATTGTGGCAGGTTCTTCATTTGAAGCTTTGGAGACCACAAATTGATTGATATTACTCGTACATCGATGCTTTCAGGTATCAAACGTACTCGTGCTATTGATATTACTGAAGAACAACTTAAGCAATGGGAAGCAGGTTTAGATCTGATTCAAAATATTGCACCAAACATTTCTGCTGATGACCGTGAGTTTATTCTTACAGGTTCGACTCCAGAAGAGTGGGATGAAGAATTTAAAGAGGATGAAGAAGATGACAAAGAGTTTAGGTGAATTACTTAGAGAAAAATTAGATAACGATTCTTTCGCAATACCTGTAAAGTCTCTACATTTTGAACAAAGGTTTAATGATGTTAAACCAATTGACAACCCACGTAAGAAAATTAACATTGTAATTAAAGGAAAATCTGAAATGTATGCTACTACCAAAGTTCTCGTTAGCCTCGGCGGTCGTGATAATCTTGTGCTGGATGCTGATAGCCAGCTGCTTAATGTGCTAGCCAATGCTCGTATTGCAAAGATTGATCGTGAATGGGATGGTGGTGTTAAAACTGTTCAGTACTTGAAAGATAAGCCAACTATCTCAATCGTAAGTTCAGAAGACATCTTGCCTCTCAAAGCTGACCCTGCTGATAAAGTTAAGGCATTGGAGCAGTTGCAAGAGAAACTTAAAGCTGAATCAGAAGCAATTGCTAAACAAATTAATGCTTTGAACAACGACTGACCCCGTTAAATTAACCCTCAAGATGAGGGCAACTATTCTCTAATCTATTAAGGAAGAAAAATGGCTATTATTCGTGACTGTGAAATTTGGTTTGCTAAACTTGATCCTAAGCGTCCTAACGCAAAATACAATAAAAAGAATCCCACATGGGAATGTCAGATTCGTACAGAGTCCAAAGAAGTTAAAAAGTCTTGGGAAGCTATGAATTTGTCTGTGAAAGCTGTCGTACCTGATGAAGGTAATCCATATTTCCGCGTTAATCTTCGTAAGAAGTCTATTAAGGAAGATGGAGAAGCAGCAGGTCCAGTTAAAGTTGTTAATGGTGGTCTTGATGATATTGATCCTAATACCATTGGAAATGGCTCTATTGGTCATCTCCGAATCTTCCAATACGAGTATCCAAAAGACGATGGCAAAACTAAAGGTATTGCTAGCGTGTTGATGGGTATTCAGATTACAAAACACATTGTCTACAAGGCTAAACCTCGTGATGATGACTTCGACATGACTGAAACAGAGACTATCGATCACGGTGATAACGGTGATGACGAGAATCCTGCGCCTAAAGCTTCAGCATCTCCAACACCTTCATTAGGTACTGGTGTTGCTGCTAAGCCAGATGACGCGTTTTAAATAAGTCAAATTAAGGGCTACTCATAAAAGGGTAGCCCTTTAAAATCAAATTATGAACAGACCATACATTGCTTTTTACAAAGGTAAACAAACGCAAGTTGAGGCCACAAGCTCTTACGAAGCACAACAGAAGGCAGCAGCTTTCTTTAAGGCTAAGAAGAGTTACGAAGTCACAGTGATGCTTGCTGATGTTACACATAGTACCCAACATATTTGAAAGGAAATCAGATGGAATATACATACACAGTGTATGAATCTTGTGGTGAAGATGAACCCATTCGTCGTGAGCTTACAACGGATGTGCATCAACTAAAACCAACAGATGTGCTGCATCCTAGATACGTAGAAGTGTGCAACGAGTTAACTAAAGTCTCAAGTACACTTCGTTCTTTAGATCAATTAGAAGATCATATAATCGCACGAGAGCGCTCCTACTCGTGGAAACCTGCCAAACCGAAGCTGCCAGATAGCAACTTGAAAACAGCTGCCGCCGTGGGCAAACCTGGCATCACAGCAGTCCCACCTGTAGCCCTTTTTGCTATCGGTGCGGCTATGCAAGATGGTGTCAATAAGTACGAAAAGTATAACTGGCGTGAAGCTGGTGCTACTGTATCAGTATTTGTAGATGCTATGGGTAGACATTTGCTTGCATATTACGCAGGTGAAAACTATGCTGGTGATAGTAAGCTACACCACCTTGCTCATTTGATGGCTGGCTGTGCAATTCTCTTAGATGCTGAATTACATGGTAAACTCAATGATGATCGTTTAGCAGGTGAGCTTGATCCTGAGATCATTAAACAATTTATGAAACTGATTAAGAAAGAATCATAACATGGCACGATACGTGTTTGACATTGAGACTGACGGTTTGTTAGTGCAAGTCACTCGTATGTGGATTCTTGCTGCCTTCGATCTCGATACCAGAAAGATGCATTACTGGACAATTGATGATCTTGGATGGCAAGAAGCCTTTAACGAGGCTACTCTCGTTGTTGGTCATAATATTGTAGGATTTGACTTGCTTGTGCTTGAAAAGTTATTTGGATATAAATTACCAAAGAATTGTAAAGTACACGATACACTAATCATGTCTCAAATCTTAGATTATAGACGCTTCGGAAGTAATGGGCACAGTCTTGCAGTTTGGGGTGAAGCATTGAAGTTTCCTAAAGGTGACTTCAATGATTGGTCGCAACTGAGTCAAAAGATGATTGACTACTGTTTACAAGACGTTAAGCTTAGCGTTAGAGTTTATGAAGAGCTTCTTGAAGAACTTACAGTTCTTGCTGAACGAGCACCTCAGATTAAACACTATATGAGAGCTGAACATGCTGTGTCTAAGTGGGCTGGTATGGCTTGTATGCACGGTTGGCCATTTGATATGAATGCTGCTAAGAAACTTTATGTTGACTTAGAAACATCTATGCAAAGAGCTTACGATGCACTGAGTGCTAGATTGGGAAGTAAGACAGTAGCTACCGATAAGGTTAAGGGTATTGTTGAAACTAAAAATCCAAAATGGACTAAGGCAGGCTTTTATGATGCGCACACGGCACGTTGGTTCAATATTGACCCATGTTCTGGATTTGAAGGTGAAGAACGATTGGTTATTGGAGAATATTGTAGAGTCGAATTCGAACCTCTATCACTTGACTCCGTCTCTGATGTTAAAACCTTTCTATACAGAAACGGTTGGGTTCCAACAGAATGGAACTACAAGCCAGATCCAACGACAGGCAAGAAAGTTAAAACTTCTCCAAAGGTTACAGAAGATAGTTTAGAATTTCTAGGTGGTGATGGCAAGCTCTATACAGAGTTTCTAACGGCTAAATCTAGATATGGTATTCTAAAGACATGGATTGAGAACACTGACTCTAACGGTATGCTACATGGTGATTGTATGACAATCGGTACACCAAGTATGCGTACTAGACACAGTATCATTGTTAACGTTCCATCTGCTGATAGCCCTTGGGGTAAAGAGATGAGACAACTCTTCTCTACTAAGCCTGGTTGGAAAGTAATCGGTTGTGACTCTGCAGGTAATCAAGCTCGTGGCTTGGCTCACTATTTAGGTGACAAAGATTTTATTAACACATTGATCAATGGTGATATTCACCAGTACAATGCTGATATCTTGACACGTGTTGTCAATGAAATTGGTAGAGCAATGAAGCGTAAAGATCTTGAAACATATGTAGTAAAGCGTCCTCAAGCAAAGCGTATCTTGTATGCGTTCTTGTTTGGAGCTTCTGGTGCTAAATTGTGGAGTTACATCTTTGGAAGTCTAGATGAAACATATGGTAAGAAACTCAAAGCAGGCTTTCTGAAAGCAGTACCTGGATTTAAAGCTTTGTTAGAGAAGCTTGAAAATATCTATGGTAAAACTTCTCAGGATGGTGATGGCTACATTCCATCAATTGCAGGGAATCGAATCTATGTTGACTCTTTCCATAAACTTCTTGTGTATCTCTTGCAGTCATGTGAGAAAGCCACTTGTAGTGCAGCAGTGATGCTGACAATGGAAAGACTAGAAGAAGCCAATATACCATATATCCCTTTGATCATGATGCATGACGAAGAAGATTTTATGGTTCCTGAAGAGCATGCTGAGGCCGCTGCTAAGATTGGTAAACAAGCTTTCATCGATGGTCCGAAACTATTTGGAATTGAAATCATGGATGGAGATGCTAAAATTGGAAACAATTGGTACGAAGTACACTAAATCACCTGTGTTTATCTTTGCTGGAGACGCCAGACAAGCCGATCATTGTGCTAGATATGTACTTAAATTAAAGACTAAACAAGAATATCGAATAGTCGATCATGATCATCGAATGTATGGATTTAGAAATCATACTTTGTACTTATACGGTACTTGGTATAATAGACCGAATTCACATTTGATACTTCAGATGGCTAAGATATTAAACTTTGAAACTATTGAAATAGAGGATAACAGATGAGTAATTACTATGGAATCCAAGTTGCGTTCAATGAGCGTGGCTATTGGTCTAAAGGCTATACATACCTCCACGAAGAGGATATCCCAAAAGGTACTATCGTAGTTGTTGAAACACAACACTTTTTCTCAATAGGTAAGGTATTGAGTTCTATCAAAGATCCACAACTTGATCCTAAAATCAAGTACAAGACAATTAAACAAGTCGGATTACGATGAATATATTTATCCTTGACAGTGACCCTGTTAAGGCTGCACAATATCTGTGTGACAAGCATATTGTTAAGATGTGTCTTGAAACTGCACAGATATTGTCAACCATTAATGGTGGCCCTTACAAGCCAACACATGCTAACCACCCTTGTACAATATGGGCAAGAGAATCTACAGGTAACTATAGATGGTTAGTAAAACATGGTTTAGCTATCGCAGATGAGTATACATTCAGATATGGTAAAGAACATAAATCTGCTGAAGTTATCTTTGGTAGTAGTGGTTTTATACCAAACCATAATTATGATCTTACACCATTTGCACAAGCAATGCCTGAAGAATATCGTAACGAAGATGCTGTTAAAGCGTACAGAGATTACTATATGTCTAAAAGAGATTTTTGTGATTGGACTAAACGTGATTACCCTGAATGGTTCTTGGAGAGATTAGATGCATTGGGATGAATACCTGTTAGTTTGTTTTACTGAAGAATTAAATGAGACAGCTCAAGAAGCTTCTAAATGTTTAAGATTCACTTGTATAGATAAACACCCGAGTAAACCTCATACAAACTTGCAAGGACTTAATAAAGAGTTTTCTCAAATCATTGCAGTTATAGAGCTACTTGAAGAAGAAGGAATCTCTATTACAGTAGATAGAGATGAAGTTGAATCTAAGAAAGCTAGATTATTGCAGTATGCAGAACATTCTAGAAAACTAGGAGCTTTAAAATGACACTAGCTATTATTGACGGTGACGTACTATGCTACCAAGCATGTAAGCCCCGTTGGGAAAAGAAAGCTAAAATTAAAGATGGAACATCTGTTATTAGTCTAGATGATGATGGCAAACGTGTACCGCTAGAGTATACCAAAGATGAAGATAGAGAATATCTAGAAGCCTCTTGGGAGAATCTACAGAAAGATTTAAATAATCTTTTAGATACAACGTTCTGTACAGAATACATCATGGCTGTAAAAGGTGATGACAATTATAGATACTTAATGTATCCTGAATATAAACTAAATAGACATGCAGACCCAACAAAACAAAACACCTTTGTACCAGTATTACGAAAGCTTGCTGTCAAAGCAGACCTTGCAATCGAAGCAACTGGCAGAGAAGCTGACGATCTTATTCGCATCTGGGCAGAAGAAGCAAGAGAAGCTGGTGACGACTATATAATCTGTTCTATTGATAAAGACTTGAAATGTATTCCAGGTAAACACTGGCTTATGCATAAGAAAGAAATGATAGTAGTGTCAGAGGAAGCCGCAATGCGTCATTATTATGAGCAATTGCTTAAAGGTGATCCTACTGATAATATACCTGGAGTACCACGCGTTGGTGAGGTAAAAGCTGCTAAAATACTTGAAGGCTATACTACTGAAGAAGAATTTCAAGAGAGAGTTGTAGAACAGTACATCCTTGCTTATGGTGATGAGTGGAAGAATTATTTACTAGCTAATGGTAAAATGATTCATCTACAGAAGACACCTTCAGATTACTTTAATTTTCAAACTTGGCCTATTGTGGAGTCACTATGATAAATAATCAAAAGTGCACCAAGTGTAATGTACCCCTTGGTGTTGATCAATACTGGGGACCAAAACGCTTGTGTTCCCATTGCCAGATGAGAGAACATTTTGAAATTCGAAGGCACACTTCCAACAAGTCCGAAACCTATAAAGAGGTTAGACTTACCTAAGGTGGTATCTAAACACGACAACGGTCATTGGCTCTTTCCTGATAAAATGGCTGTTGGTGTTGGATTCATCTATGTTATTCGTGATAACGAACTGAGACGCCTATATCTTGGCAAAAAGTCTTACTTTGGAGCTGGACAGCTTAATAAAGGTAAAGAGACTGATTGGCGTAGATATAAGTCGTCATCTAAAGTGCTAGCAGAGCTTTTTAAAGTACGGCCTAAATCAGAGTTTGATTTCATTTGTCTTGAACAATATAAGACAAAAGGAACACTATCTTATTCTGAAACATGGTCATTGTGCTTTGTAGAAGCGCCTACTAGTGATTACTGGTATAATACACTAATTGAAAAGGTGTCGTGGAATGTCAAAGAAGGTATATCTGAAAGACACAAACAACGCTTAGATATGGTGTTAAACTGGGCAGACTCAAAGGACTTTATATGAAAAAGACATTTAGAGCATTATTCTTTATTTCGGCAGTATCATTGATAGCCTTCATGGGCTATGCTACATTCTATGCCTTAACGCAAGAAGAGTGGACGTCAGCTGATATGCTTATGATTTGCTTTGGTGGAGCTATTGTAGTTAACCTTTGTAAAACATTCAGTGAGAGTTAAGCATGGGAAAGATTATCGCTAGACATCTACAGTGTCTTAAGTGTGAATCTTCTGATGCTAGAAGCGTTTATGATGACGGGACTTCTTTTTGTTTCTCTTGTCAATCGTGGTTCCCAAAACAAGATGGAGAAGATTTAGGTACAATGACTAGCCAACCTAGAGCATCTACAGCTGCTCCTAATTTCTTTAAAAAGATTTTAACTGTAGATGAAATTAAAGAGTACCCTATCAGAGGTTTCAAAGATAGGCAAATCACTAAAGATGTAACTGATTTCTTTGGTGTACATGTGTCGTACAATGATAGTGGTGAAGTAGATACACACTACTACCCATACGATAACGGTGATGCTTATAAGGTTAGAAAGTTACCAAAAGACTTTACTTGGGTTAATAAATCGACAGGTTTATTCGGTAAAGAAAAGTTTAACGGTGCTGGTAAACGACTAATCATTACTGAGGGTGAGATTGATGCATTGAGTGTAGCACAAGCATCCTTTGATCGCTATAAAAAGATTTATCCTGTTGTTGCAATGTCTTCATCAGTAATGACAAAATCATTGCTTGAGAACAGAGATTGGATTAGATCTTTCGGAGAAGTAATTCTTTGTTTAGATCAGGATGAAGCTGGTGAGAAGGCTACAGCTGAAGCTTTAAAGATCATCGGTATTGATAAAGCAAAGATTGCTAAATTACCTTGTAAAGATCCTAACGAAGTACTTTTAACACATGGTGGTACTACACTACTTCAATGTGTGTTTGATGCTGCTCCACACGTTCCTGCAGGCATCATTACAAAAGAAGCTTTATGGGAAGCCCTGATAACATACAGCAATACACCATCTATCCCATATCCTAATTGTATTGGCGGTTTAAACGCTAAGACTAAAGGTATGCGTATGGGTGAAATTGCTTTGTTTGTATCAGGCACATCTTGTGGTAAATCAACAATCATGCGTGAGATCATGCTACACGTAGCTGACTCCACAACAGATAAAGTTGGTGTAGTATCATTAGAAGAAGCTCCTGCTGAAACAGCTAGAAAGTTAGCTGGTATGGCTCTTAATAAGAATCCTGCAGAAGAAGAAATTCCAATTGAGGTTCTTAAAGAGGGCTTTGATAAAGTATTCGGTTCCGATAAGTTTATTGTGTTAGATCACCAAGGTAGTTTGAAAGATGAGACTATTCTTGATAAGATTGAATACATGGCACTATCGGGTTGTAAATACATTATCATTGACCACATTACAATCTTAGTTTCTGAAGGCGCTGATGGTTTAACTGGTAATGAAGCTATTGATAAGGTGATGAATGATCTCTTACGTTTTGTCAAACGACATAATGTATGGATTGGTTTAGTATCACACCTTAGAAAGACTACAAATACTGGTAAAGCTTTTGAAGAAGGCCGAATGCCTAACCTTGACGATATTAAAGGTTCAGGTTCGATCAAACAAATTTCATTCGATATCATAGCTTTTGCTAGAAATCTTATGGATGTTGATGTGGTCAAACGTAATACTATCGATATGGCTGTCTTAAAATGTAGATATACTGGCTTAACTGGTAGTATATCTGGAGCATATTATGATTACAGCACAGGAAGATTTAAAGGAGTTGCAGAAGCACCTTCTGAAGATTTTGTATCAATTGGTGTAAAGGAAACAAATGATTAGTAAGAATAAAATTAAAGTAGATTATTCACGTGACAATCTCTTTGATGAAATGGGTATGAGACGTCTTAAAGACTCATACATGCGAGAAGATGAAAAGTCTCCTCAAGATCGATTTTCTTACGTTGCAAGAGCACTAGGTAGTAATGTAGAGCACGCTCAGAGGTTGTATGATTATGCAAGTAAGCATTGGTTGTCTTTTAGCACTCCAATCCTTAGCTACGGTACTAGCAAACGTGGTCTTCCTATATCTTGTTATTTATCTTATATTGACGACTCCGCTGAAGGATTGGTTGACACTCTTTCTGAAGTTTGTTGGTTATCTATGCTTGGCGGTGGTGTTGGTATCGGTATTGGTATCCGAGCTGAAGACGGCAAATCAGTGGGCGTCATGCCACACTTGAAAGTCTATGAAGCTGCTTCGTTAGCTTATCGTCAAGGTAAGACACGTCGTGGTTCATTTGCTACATACTTAGGTATCAACCATCCTAACATTACTCAATTCATTGATATGCGTAAACCTACAGGTGATGCTAATCAACGTTGTCAAGAGTTACACCATGGAATCAACATCACTGATGACTTCATGGAACTTATTGAAAAGTGTATGAAGGATGAGAATGCTGATGATAGTTGGCCACTAATCGATCCACATAGCGGTAAAGTGAAAGAAGTTGTATCAGCACGACAGTTGTGGGAATCTATCCTAGAAACCCGTATGCGTACTGGTGAGCCTTACATTCACTTTATTGATGCTAGCAATCGTGGTTTACCTAAGTTCCAAAAGAAATTAGGCTTGTCTGTACGTCAATCAAACATTTGTACCGAGATTACTCTTGCTACTGATGCCGAACGTACTGCTGTTTGCTGCTTATCATCTCCTAACCTTGAGTACTGGGATGAGTGGAAAGACAACTATCAATTCTATAAAGATGTAGCGGAATTACTCGACAATGCTCTTACTCTCTTCATTAAGAAAGCGCCTAAGCAAGTTAAACGAGCTGTTTACAGTGCTATGCGTGAACGTGCTATTGGTATTGGTGCTCTCGGTTTCCATGCCTTGCTTCA